AAGTCATTGGCATTTCAGCGCCAACCATTTTTAAAAATCCAGATAACGTTCTGTTTCCATAACGCTCTACTTCTTGTTCGTAGATTTCTGGTAAATACTGCTGAGCAAATGTTTGCCCACCAGGTGTGTTAAATTGTAGATAATTCGACGCTAAAATTTGTTGTGTTTGCGACGGGATTATACTACCAAATTGAGGAGATAAAGCCATAATTTTTGTTTTTGTTTTTTAGTTAAATCTTGTTTTTTTAATTTTAAGTTTTGACGAATCCATACCACTAACAGCTTTTACTTTTAATCCTCCTATAAAAACATCACCAGAACCTTGTGTTCTAGCTTTTGCTATTGTAGGATTTTTAGAACTACTGATTACTTCTTTAACAGCATCAGCTTTTCCTTGTTCGTAAAAATGGTTAGCGATCTTATCGACATTGTCAGCGGCATATACAGCTTTGTGATAACCAGAAGTATCTTTCATTTCACCGTCATCATTTAAGAACTTCTTAATTAAATACTCGATGTTTGATTGATTTTCTGAAATTTTATCAGGATTTTGTACATTATACTTAAAATTTTTATCTCCAACTTTGAAATCAAAACCTTTGAAATCTTGGCTAAATAACTCTTTAGTATTTTGTTTAAATTTTTCCTTTTGTTTTTCTGCTATATCTTGTCGCTCGTTATAGCGATTGAAAAACTCTAAAGCTCTTTGTTGTTCTTGGGTACTATTAGATCTCAACTTGATATCTTTATAGTATTGTTCCTTTAAATCATTTAAAAAGTTTTTAGCTTTTGCAATCTCTTCTTTTTGAGCAAGTTTTTTCTTTCGGATGTCTCGCTCATCATCTAAGTCTTCATCATACCTGAAGTTATCCTCCATAATGAATCCAATTTCTTCCTCGTTTAAATGAGGTTTAGCTTTTTTATAATATTCTTTTAACAAAACGTTTTCGTCAACATTAGAATAATCTGCGTTAAGTCTTGTATAATCTTCTATAGTGCCACCAGTTTCTTCCATAAAATTAACTAGCTTTTCAATGTTTTCTGGTAATTGTTTACCTAAAACTTTTTCGTCTCTAATAGCTTCTTTTACTTCTTGAGCAACTTGTTTTACTTCTTCTTCAGTTACTTCGGATAATGGGTTAAATTCTTCAGTAACCTCGATGGGCTTTGGTACTTGTTCGTCCACCTTAGCGCTATCTCCGGTTTGTTCGCCCACAACCACTTTTTCTGTTTCTCCGATTTGAATGGCATCTTCTTTTGGTATTACCACTTTTGTAACTTCTGGTGAAAGTTCAACCAAAGGTTCTTTGATGTTTACTTTTACCGGTTCACTACTAGGTGTTGTTAATTTTTTAGGAGTTTTCTTTTTGATTTTAAAGTCTCCTTCCTGTTTAACAGGTTCAGTTGTTTTTGTTTCTTCTAACATAATATAATATAATTAAATAATTAATGGAGATTTATTGAAAGCCTGGAGCTACTTGAGCTATTTGGTTTTCGGTTGAAAAGTCTTGAGGTAATGAGTCATTTTGTCTTTGACTTATTAATTGACTTTGTTGTGTAGCCTCCATTTTGCTACGATTATCTTTTCTGTCTTCAATTGCTGCTTCTTTACTTTGAATAGCCTGAGACTCTATTTGTTTTAATTGCATGTCAAACTGAAATTGCATTTGCATTTTTTGCGCCTCTAATTGTGCTGCTGACTGCATTCTTTGCATTTCAAATTGGGACTTAGCTTGCTCAAGTTGAACTTTAGAGCTATTTATAGCTTCTTGTTTTTCAACTTCTGATAATGCTACTTTTTCAGCAGTTTCAGCTTGCGCATCGGCTTGAGCTTTTATATTAGCTTGTTGGTTTTGTTGATCTTGCTTTTGCTTTTCTTTACGCTTTATCTTAAGCATTTGATTAGCTAGCTTTAAGTTTTTTATTTGGCGTACGTCTATTGCGTCTTCTAAATCAATACCACCTTGCTGCAAAGCCATTTGTATATTTTGCTCTAACACAGCTTGCTCTTCTTCGTCTGGTTCTAGTTCTAAATAAATACCAAAATCATGCAAGTTTAATTTTTTAATTTGATCTAAAGTAGAAACATTATATGTAGATATTGAATTAACTAAAGACTCTGAAGTTAAAGGAAACTGTAAAGCATCAGCTACTTTTAATGAAATATTTTCAGCAATTTTTAAAGTTAAATATAAACTTGATTGCTTAATGTGTCTTGTTGCAACGTTAGAAGCGTTAGCGGCCATTTTTTGTAATCCTACTAAAGTGCTTTTGTCTGGTGTGCTACCATCACGAGCTTCATTAAGTCCGGTTACATCACGTATCATTTGTAAGTAATACTGATAAGTTTGTATTAAACTACCTATTTTTGCTTGCCCACTAGAACTACTTAATTCTTGAACCGGTACTCTACCTCTATTAATTTCACCATCTTGCGTTAGTGATCTACCAACTATCGAACCAGTTTGAAAATACATGTTCAATGCTTCCGCTGGATTGTAATTTGTGCCATTACCTAAATCAACTTCTGCTAAACCATCCATATCTAAAAACACACCATCTGGTACTAGTCTAGACATTACTTGTTGTAATTTAAGATGTGTTAGTTGAATCATATCAGCAAAACCAATACATTTACTTACAAGCGATTCTATTCTGCCCTTATACATCCTAGGAGCACAAATAGCATAATTCATTTCAACCTTTGTAGTATCAGCATAAGGTCTTGTCATATTCTCTGCCATTTTCCATTGTAACAAAGTATTTGAACCTAAAACTTTAGCGCCACTGTATAATACTTCTATAGATCTAGACACTCTTTCAAATCCGTCGTTTACAGGAGGGTTAAATGTGTCAGGTTTTTCTAAAGCTTTTTCTAAGCCTTGATCAGTTTGTTTTATTTTAAATACTTGATTAGCGTAAGTTTTGTATTCAAAATACATAACTTGAACAGTGTTTTTGTCATAATTACCCCACCCAGTCACGTATTGTCTGTTGCCAGGTATTTTTTGTATACGCTCTAATTCTTCTTCGCTAATGTTGGGAAACTCTTTTTTAAGTTCTGGAATAGTTATTGATTTAACTTCACCGACATAATATATATCTTCAAAATTAGGATCTTCAGTATAAGAGTAAACCATATAAGCAGGATCAACATAATCAACTGTTATACCTTCGGCTGTATTGAAATCTGTTTTAGTAGCAGCAATACCTAGAACCGTTAAATCCATGTTTAATCTACGTCTTGTAAGGTCATACTTGTTTTGAGCCAGCACGCTTGATATAGTTTCTTCTTCAGCTATTTCAATCGCTTGCTTATAACTTAACTGCATATGAAGTTCTAATTCTTCTTCACTTCCTGGTAATTTATTAGAAGAGCTTTGATACAAATCCATACCTAAAGTATTTTTTAAATTATCTAAGTAGTCTTTAGCTAACATGTCTTCGTATATTTTAGAAGCGTAATTAGTTCTTTTTTTCACTGAAGAAGGATCTTGAGCATAAGCTTTTATATCGTATGTCTTAGCTGATATACCATTTACAACTATGTCAACAAACTTAGATAATATAGGAACTGGCTGCCAATCTAAATTAAGATAAGACAAATCACCGTTAATAGATAATTCATCTTTATATTTTTGCGTAGATTGTTCACCACGAGCGTACAATCTTAATTGATGAAAATTATTCCAATTAGTTAAATATCTATTACCGCTAGTTCTTCCTTGGTCAAACCATTCATTTTCAATAGCCATAGCAACTTGACTACCATATTCCCATGTAGCTTTTTCTTGATCACTAACTACTTGGCTAGGAAAAGCACTATTGCTATTCGTTTGTATATTCATTTAACTTATAATTTTTGATATAGTTCCTTTATTGTCGTATTTTTTAATACCTAAATTCACTGGTTCTCTTTTAACCACAAAGCTAGGTGCGTATCTGTGTTTATTGCATGCCATTAAAGCTAAACCAGAGCTAATAGAAGCATCATGAGAAGTTCTATTGTTTATGTCAAACTGTGCCCAATCTTCTAGCGTTCTTTGAAAATACACATCTCCGTAACCTGTTTCTCTTAGTCCAACAAAATCTTGTATGTATGTTTCAATAGCAGAGGCGTGAGCTTGTTTTATATCTTCACTAGAGTTTGGTATTCCACCAATCTCTCTTTCTGTAATTGATAATTTAGTATATTTTTTATCAGGTCTGTTCATTGCAAAACCTCTATAACCTCTACGTTTAAAATAGTAAAGTAATCTAGGCTTATTATTTTCTGCTAGTATTGGCATGCCATAAAATATACAAGCCATCAATACATCTTCAAAAAATATCTCTGCTGTTTGTGGTCTAGCTATATATTCTAAAAAGAAATGATTAGGAGGTACGTCCTCCATGCTGAATTTAGTTAAACCATGCAAAGATCCGTTAGATCCTCTTTTGTCAACTGTTCCAGATATATCGTATGGATCACATCCAAAAGCTCCACAGTGCTCATTACCTGGATAATATATACCGTTTTTTATTACAACTCTATTTTGTAAATTAATAGGTGGTACCCAAGTAACTAAAAATCTTCCGCTTTTATTAGGTACAAATATAACTTTACTGTTTTTATCGCCATTTTCCCATTGAAAACTTCCTTTAGTTACATTTATAGAATTTTTTAAATCTTCGTTAAAATCTATTTGTTGATATATTTTAGTTAAGTTAAATAAAGACATTTTAGATTCGTCTCTAAAAGCATGCTTAGTTGTACGAGGAAACTGTCTGTAAAATTCATTTAATCCATCTTGGTCATCTTTAAGACCTTCTACCTCATTATCCCAGTATTCAATAACCCCGATTTTGATTGGAGTTCCATGAGGTCCAAACACTTTTCCTTGTGGTGTTTCGAAGACAGGATAGCCATAAGAATCAATGTATCCCTCGTAATTCCACTCCATAGGAATGAACAAAGAATAGAGTCCTGAACGTGTTTGTCCATTAGCATTTCTTTTTTTAACATCTGAGTCATCATATAATTTTTTAAAATTTCTACCACCTTTGTCTAAAGCGTTTGATGTTGATCCCATCATACATTTACCAATAACTCTAGAACCTAGTCTTAATGTTGTTTTAGTAACACGCCAATTGTTTTGTATATCATTAGGCCTTTCCCATTTACCGCTTTCATCATGTACTAATAATCTTAGTTTTTCACCATCATAAGCATTGTCACCTGTATTTTTCCAATCAATAGTTGTATCAAGCCCAGCAAGATCTTCTGGTTTATCTGTAGATACTATTGATCTTCTCGTAAACTTAGAAGCTGGCACACGATACGCTAGCTCTGTTTTAGGTCGATCCATACCGTCTTGTATTGGCTTAAAAAAGAAAGGGTAGTTAACTGATATTGGTACTACTTTATCTGTAAACATTTTTTTAGCATCACTACCTGATTTTGAAAGTATACCAAAACGTGCATCAGTAGACATTGTGGCCATGTTAACAGTTTCGCCAGATGCCATAAATGAAAATCCAGATCTTCTGTTTTTTAAATAACACATGCCGTAGCTTCTATAATCTGCCCTGCATGCTTCCCAAAATATAAAAAATAATCTATTTGATTCTCTAAAATCTGGTTGGC